AGAAAAATGCATCAGGCGGTCTTGCTAATATATTAGGTGAATAATGGATATTGAAAAACATGCACAGATGATGAGATGGCTCACTCGTCCAAGATCCCAGGTCCCTGGACCACGGAACATGAATCAAGGTGGACGGATCATTGGTAAACCCGGTGGAGTAGTTGAACCAGGTGTTGAATATTATGGTACAAGTAAAGTTTATAATGAAAAGACTGGGCATATTTATCCTGGAGGAAATGCACATTCAAAATGGTGGTCAGATAAGCCAGGAAAGAATCAAACTACAAAAAGTTTAAAAGATCCTAAATATATTGAAATATTAACAGAAAGAATAAACGATCCAAAATATAAAAATTATAATTATAAAGATTTAGTTAGAGAGGATATTATAACTGACAAAGAATATAGGGAACTGAAAAAGTTGGGTATAGACGCTCAATTTGAAGGTAAACATAGTAATGTTCCTAAGAACCAAGCAAATATAGTAAGATCCGACAAAATAAAAAAAGTTCAAGGTTCTAATATCTCTATGTTACATCAAGGTCAAACTGGAACACAGTTTAGTCACGTTTATCCTTTAATTGAATCAGCTCCTCCTGGAACTCAAACAACTTTTAAAATCGATGCCAAAATGAATCGAAAGTTAGAAGGTTTTAATGAAATTGGGCAGAAGATTGCTGAGGAACAAGAACTTTTAATTAAAAATAAACCTGAAGGTTATAAAAAACAATTAGAAATATTAAACGGTGAAGCGAAGCTAAATGTTAAAAATGCTATTCAAAAATTGGGTCCTGAATACAAAGGTCAAATTGGTTACTTTCAAGTTGATCCAGAAACCGGAGTATTTAAAAATAAAGCTGGAAATTATAAAATGAGTTTTTCTGGTATTGAGGGTAAAAATAAAAAATATATAGAGATGAGTGGTAAAGAACGAAAAAATTTCGAGAGAGCAGAGTCTAAGAAACAAATTTTAATAGATGCATCAACTCCTGAGGGAAGATTAAATATAAAAAAGAAACAGACTTCTGTTGCTTTTCAAAAATTTTTAAAAGAAAATGGAATTGTAATACCTGGATGTGGTAGACAAAAAGTTGTTACAGGTGGTAGAATTACTTTCTCTAATGGAACTTGTGGTGGTTTTAAAAATGCAGATGAATTTGCAAAAGGCGATCCTGAAAATTTTTTACGAACAGTTCAAGCTGATTCTAAAGCTGCGAACGTAATAAATAAAGCGCGTCCAAGTGAGATGCAAAAAGTATTTAAATGGGCAGCAAAAGATATGAAAAGTCCTACCGGCTGGATTGGGGGTGATATTGCAATATCAACTATATTTACAGCTAACGCTTTTATGGAAGGTAAAACTCCTCTTGAAGCAGTAGACCAAGGGTTGTTATGGTTTTTGCCAGAAAAAGTTTTAAACAGTTATAAAAAAAGTTTAACTGAAGGTATGAGTGAACAAGATGCTGTCTATATTAAAAGAGCGTTAGATTTAGAAACTGCAGATAATAAGTATTTTACAAATAAAGATGAATTGGATAATTTAGAAAAACAATTAAAAGAAAATCCAGAATTATTTGGTCAAGTAACTGATCAACAAATTAAAAACAACAAAGACAGATTAATTAATAATATAGATGAAGCTGCTGATACTGCTAATAATTTATATGAAAGTTTCGGTGATTTTGAAAGAGAAAGTGACACTCCTTATATTCAAGGTGTTACCAGTAATGCTCCAACTTCTGAAAATTACAAAGAAGGTTATACAAACGCAATGAATAAACTTTTTGAAGCAAAAAAACAAAAAGCAGTTAAAGATACAAATATAGCTAAACAATTTGATATAGGAAGAGAATATCAAAAACATTTAAATGATATATTAATGCCCGATGTTATAGAAGAAGCTTTAGGAAAAGGTGATAAAGATTATCAAGATTATGATATTTTAGGAGACAAATCAGCTTCTTTTACAGATTATATGCCTTCATTAACAAGACCACTTGCACCAGTTACAGCAACCATAGGTCAATTGGCTCAAGGATATGCTTCTACTGATTTACCCTTGGCAGAGAGGCTACAAGATTATTTAGAAAAAATTGCGATAATGAGAAATAAGGAAAATTTAACTCAACCTGCTACTATGGATAATTTAACCCAACAGGATTTTGATATTGCAAATCAAACATTTTCCAAAGGCGGCATAGCTAATTTAAAAATAAAATGGTAAAAGAAAACCCAACATTAGTTAAAAACATGAAGCATGTTAAATGGAAGGCGATACCCCCTTTAAAAGGGCCTAATCCACAGGGGTTGATTAAAGTAGAAAAAAAGGATAAGAATAAACAGGAGAAAATATATGGCAGATATAGATAAAACTCTCCCTAACGTTAAACGACCCGATGATGAAGTTGCAGAAGTCGTTAACCTACAGGAAGAGATTCAAAAAGGTCCAGTTGAGATTACAGAAGATGACACAGGTGCAACAATTGATTTTGACCCTAGTCAAGTTGATATACCTGACGCAGGTGATCCTTTTGCAAACTTAAACGAATTACTTCCAGAAGATGAAACATCTAAGATTGGAAATCAATTACAAAATGATTTTAGAGAATATAAAGTTTCCCGTGCAGAATGGGAAAGAGCTTACATCGTAGGTTTAGATCTTTTAGGATTTAAATATACAAACAGAACAGAACCATTCCAAGGAGCTTCAGGTGCAACTCACCCAGTATTAGCAGAAGCTGTTACACAGTTTCAATCTTTGGCTTATAAAGAATTACTTCCAGCTGATGGACCCGTGAGAACGATGACTATGGGAGCACCAAGTCCACAAAAAGAAATGCAAGCTCAAAGAGTTAAAAATTTCATGAACTATCAGTTAATGGATCAAATGAAAGAATATGAACCTGAATTTGATCAAATGTTATTTTATTTACCATTAGCAGGTTCAACATTTAAAAAAATTTATTATGACGATTTACTGGGACGAGCTGTATCAAAGTTTGTTCCTGCAGATGACCTTGTTGTTCCGTATACGGCTACCTCATTAGACGATGCGGAATCAGTCATCCATGTAATAAAAATGTCAGAGAATGATTTGCGTAAACAAATGGTTGCAGGTTTTTATTCTGATATTGAGTTAACAAAACCCACTGGGACAATTACCAACGAGTTAGAAGAAAAAGAGAGAGAAGTCGAAGGAATTACAAAATCCCAAAGAGTAGAAGCCATGTACACTATTCTAGAATGCCACGTTAATCTAGATTTAGAAGGTTTCGAAGATGTTGGTCCTGACGGAGAACCAACTGGAATAAAATTGCCTTACATCGTTACAATCGAAGAAGGCAGTAGGAAAGTTTTGTCTATTAGACGAAACTTTGCGCCCAATGATCCTAAGAAAAAGAAAATCCAATATTTTGTCCACTTCAAGTTTCTGCCAGGACTAGGATTTTACGGATTAGGATTAATACACATGATTGGCGGATTGAGTCGTACTGCAACTGCGGCTCTCCGTCAGTTATTAGATGCTGGAACTTTATCTAACTTACCAGCCGGATTTAAACAGAGAGGTGTCAGAGTAAAAGATGATGCCCAAAATATACAACCAGGTGAATTTAAAGATGTTGACACTCCTGGTGGTAATCTAAAAGATGCTTTCGTATTCTTACCTTACAAAGAACCATCGCAGACGTTATTGCAATTGATGGGAATTGTAGTTCAAGCAGGACAAAGATTCGCGTCCATTGCTGACATGCAGGTTGGGGACGGGAATCAACAGGCCGCTGTTGGTACAACCGTAGCTCTTTTAGAACGTGGTTCAAGAGTAATGTCAGCAATCCATAAAAGACTTTATGTGTCTTTAAAAAATGAATTTAAATTACTGGCAAATATTTTTAAAACTTATCTTCCACCTGAATATCCTTACGATGTTGTAGGTGCATCAAGAAATGTTAAACAAACTGATTTTGATGACAGAGTAGATATACTACCGGTAGCTGATCCAAATATATTCTCAATGTCTCAAAGAATATCTATGGCTCAAACACAATTACAATTAGCAATGTCTAATCCACAAATGCACAACATGTATATGGCTTATAGAAATATGTATAATGCAATTGGTGTAAAAGATATTGATAGAATATTACCACCCCCTCCACCTAACATGCCAAAAGATCCAGCGATCGAGCATATAGATGCAATGGGTATGAAACCTTTCCAAGCGTTTCCAGGTCAAGATCACAGAGCACACATTACAGCTCACTTAAATTTTATGGCTAGTAACTTTGTTAGAAACAATCCTAGCATTACTGCAGCGTTAGAAAAAAATATTATGGAGCACAT